TAAAATTTTTGACTATTTATATTAAGGGTTCTTGATAAACCTGTTTCATATTCAAAACTGGCAATATCCTCCCAATCAGTATTATTGTTGCATCCTTGTACTGTAATGCTTGCAGGAAGATATGTTGAAGAGTTTGAGTAATATTCAATAACTAAACTTGAAACTCTAAGTGCCTGTGGATTATAAAAGGTAATTGTATTAATATCGGCATTTGCCCAAAAATAATCTGTTTCGTTTCCATTGAAAACTTTATATGCTTTATAACTGGAACTTACCTCGCCGGTACTAGCAGCTGCAAAACTATCTCCACCTAGTTCTCCATTTTCAGTAAGGTTAGGACGGACAAAAGTTTTCAAAGTTACAGGGTATATATCTGCATTTTGCGTTATGTTTTCTCCTGTTAAGTTTATTACCCCTTCTGTATCAGAATAACTATTTTCACCATTAATGTAATAACGAATATTTTTATTTTGCCCTATGACATTTAAAACATAATTCCCGTTTGACTCTTCAACAGCCGGTATTTTGAGATTTCCTGCATAAAAAGTTACATCTAAACCACTAATCCCGACATTTAATGTTATTTTATTTATTGTTTGAGCAAAGTTTACATTTATATCTACGACAGAATTTTCTTCTAAATTATTTAAAGTTTCTAAAAGTAACAAATTATCATCTTGAGAATAACAAGCATATTCGATATCTCCGGCAACTGCGTACCCACTCATTTCAGTAAATATTTCATCATTTACTGAAATTTCAATATTTTGCTTGTCACTTATAAAATTTAAATATACAGCATGTAAATCAAATAAAATAATGGTATTATTCCCTCCGAAGCCAGATATTACATCTTGCCACTCGCTTATAACCTTTTTTATTGAATAAGGGAAATGTACTGTACAGTCAGAAACATTAGCCAACATAGTATGAAATTGGTCATTATAATTATTGAAACTTTGAGGGTTTAAGGATGGAAAAGATAATGTTTTCAATTTTTTACAATTTTGAAATGCCGAACTAAGAGCTCTTGATGTAAGGCTAGTTAGACTATCTAAATTAACAATTTCTAAATTGGTGCAATATGCACAAACAGAATTCAAACTGTCATACATTCCAGATAAAGTTTTTAATTTCGGAAAAGAAATTGTCTTTAAGTTTGTATTATGTTGAAATCCACAATACATCCCGCATTGCCCAATTTCTTCAAGTTCAGGAAAAGAAACTGACTCTAAATCGGTTGAATATGTACAAAAATATGACAACGCCGCATTCCCTATATAAGTTAAATCAGGAAATAATATAGTTGCAAGACCTTGAGGTCTTGTGACACCCCAAGCATTGCCGCCAAATTTACAAGCTAATTTATAATCATCAACTTTTATAATTCCACTTGCAACTAAATTACCTGCTGCGGGTGACTGTAATAAACCATCTGAGTCAACATCACCGAATATATTGTCCATCGTAATATTATGCTTAGATGATACTCCTTTATTTTGAATAGAATTAATCGTCTCAGGCAAATTCTCGCTATTTTTATTTTCAGGAATTGTTGCACCTTTTGTTTCACATTTAAGATATGCATTTGCTATATTGTTTTTAATTCTTTGAATTTCATCAACTATACTCATTTAAACCTCGCTTAGTAAAGTTTCAATATTTCCGATAAGGTCATATACACACTTTGCACTTGGATATTGCATATCGGTAGAAGCTTCCGAAAGGCTTGTGACAAGGTCGTATTTAGAAGTAGTTTCGCTGCCGTCAGAACCATTAACTTTTGCCACGCTGCTGCCGGTGCCGATGTACAATTCCTTTGTGTCTTCACACCATAACGGCATTCCGTTTGGTGCAGAGTCCGGAAGATTTATTTTTGTACCACGTTTAAATTGGATATTAACTTCCATATTCAACCACCCTTTCTCTTGCTGCCTGTCTTTTGTTCAGTAAATCAATATACTGATCTTCCGTCAGTGAAGTTTCCTGTTTTAAATCAACCTGATCCCTGTGTCTGATGACAAGCCAATCTGTATCTGCAAGATAATTTCTTGACTCATTATTTGTGTTAATTAAATTTGAGACAGCCTTTGTTTTCTTTACATACTTTTCATTGATGAAAACATAATCATCAATATTACAAATTTTTCCGTCTATATAAATAATGTTTTCTTTCGGAATATCGCCTGAATATTCAATAATCTGTATATTGTCATCACCGATATTAGGTTCATAATCGCAAACACCAACGAGATTATTATTTTCAATTAAAAGATAAATCATATTATTTCCTCCATACAGCAAGCCAGTTTGCCTGCGGGTTTGCACGCTGTTCCGAGTTGTAACAGGTGATTTTTATCCGGGATGATTCTTTTGCCCAATTGCAATACATAGAATCATTGTTATCAACATCTCCGTTGTAATGAATTGTTCTGATACTTGGAATAAATGCAACAAAATGACTCATCGTATAACCGCTTGGCGGATACACATACGTTGTTGTCCCTGTATTTGCACCGGATGTTATAACATACTGGTTTGTACTTTTTAAAAATGTACTTGCATGATAACCATCCAAAGTGTCAGCGTTAGGAGTTTCTATTTTCTTTAAACCTTTTCCTGTGCCGACATATAACTCTTGTGTATCTTCGCACCATAAAGGCATTCCACTCGGTGCTGATGATGGTAAATCCTTTTTTGCACCACGTCTGATTCGTATATTAGTTCCCATAGATTAAAAGAATCCTCCGTCAAAATTTCCGTCAAAAGGTGCAATAAATCCCAGACCGCTTTCATCTGGCAACACGGATAAAAGCATTCCTGCCTGACCCTCAAGAGACGGAAAATCATCTAAATCAGCAAGACTAGAAACAAAAGACGGCTTATTTTGCACATTTGTCCAATCAACCAGTGTATCTAAATTGTTAAATTCAGATATTTTTATCCATTTTGTGCCGTTATAGACATATTCTGCACCACCGCCGGATCCTACCGTAGAATCAGCAGAAGCATCTATGACGAACGCATGTAAGCCCTCAAACGCAGATAATGTATCACGCTCGGTTATGTTATCTACAACGGCAGCCTCTTTAAAAGTATTAGGTATTTGTGCATTTGGAATTTTCCCAGTTGTATCAAGAGTTGCAATACCATTGGCTTGTCCTTTTTGTAAGGCAATTCTGTTATCCACAGAAGTGTCAAAATCTGTTATTTCAACAGAAGTATGCGTATGCTCTTTGGCGGCTTTTTGTGCAAGATAATTTGCCAGTTGTGCAGCGTTTGCAAACTCTGTTAAGGCATTTCCAGTACCGTTTCCGATATAAAACTTTTTTGTATCTGTGGTAAAAAGAAGTTCTCCGGATTCTGCTTCAACAGGAAGATTCTCTGCTAAGCCTCTTTTTATTTGTAATTTTCCCATTCATAAATCCTTTCATATTAAAATTCGCCGGCATCAATATTTTCAGCATTATCAACAATTCCGTTGCCATTTTTGTCATAAATGGTTGTACTCATTATGAGTTCAGGTACATTTGGCGGTTGTGGAATATCAAGTTGTTCTCCATCTGTAAAGGTTCCGCCATCAATATATTCACAGGTGTCCACTAAGCCATTGCCATTTGTGTCATACAGCCAAATCGGCATTAAATCGGGATGCGTATGTCCGTTAAATAAGTTCTGTACCCATGCAATACTAGCCATTTGTATTGCGGGATCTACGTTAATTTCAATGACATCTGCATTTATTGCAGCAATAACAATCTTCAACCATAACTCTTTAAAACTGCCTTCTGTTTCAACAGGTTTATATGTTTCCGGCTGCTTGCCTACCAACAGCAAATTGTTTTCTGAATCAAAAATCCCGAATTCTCTTAAATAAAATCCGCCAACAGATGCAGGTATGAGAGCTTTGGCTGTAAGTGCAGTTAATTCTGTTATTTCTGTTCGGTATTTTTCATTTTTTAATTTGGTTTGGGATAATTCAGGCTCATAATAATTCCCGTTTGAATCACCGACAGCTATATATTTTAAGTCTAATTTTGTTCCATTAGCGAGTGCTTCTTGAATTTTTGCTAAGCCAATATCTGTAATTATTGAATAAAATTCTTTTGTCATACCGTTATTTCCTCGCTTGTTATTGCGCAACTTGTATATTTTTGTGTGACACTGCTTATGAGATTTATAATCAAGACTTCCAGTTTTGAACGTACGTTTTTATTGGCATCTATTAAGTCAGTTAAAGATTTTTCCGTTGTTTCATCAAAAGCCTTGTTATTCATATCAATGGATATTTTAAAGTGATACGGTTTACCGCCATATTCAAACCATTCTTGTAATTGACCATTCAAACCGAGTATTTCTAAAACCCGGAGCAGAGAAAAACGAGTTCCTCTATATCTGTGCAAATTTAGTGAATTTTTTATTAAATCTCTTTTCTCTCCAATTGTTGTGCAGTTCGCCCAGCCTTCATTTCCGGTAATGTGAAATTGTTCAGCCAGATGTATCAATGCTGATTCTTCGACTTTGTCAAACAGATAAACTAAAAGACATTCTGTATCTAAACTTTGAAACCTGCTGAAAAGCTCGTCAAATGTCATTGCCGATAGGTCTTTAACAGGAGATAAATTCTGTTTATTCATCAGCACGTTCTCCTATTGTTATTTCGATATTTTCAAGACTTGCCCATTGGTTTTTCGATAATTTTTGAAATGCAGGAGTAACAAGTTCAACCTTATAAACACCATAAATTGAATTTAGTATTGCAATAATCTGTGTCGGCACAATATCTTTGCCCAACTTTGAAGATAATTCTTTTTTGTATTTTTCAAGTTGTTCATTTACAAGCTGTCTTACAGAATTTTCATCTGCATCTATATAGAGATACAATATTGCATTTATGTTGAAATTAACTTTTTGCGGGGAGTGAACAACTACTTTATCTGTTAACGGTCGTACTTTTTCAGAACTCAGGTAATCTGTGATGAGTTGTATCATCTCAGAGTTAGGATTCCCGGTGTTTAAAAGCGGATAAATATCTACAACACCGGCAGAAGATGACATAACTTCTACATCTATGACTGATTGGTGTGCAGATAATGTGTGAAATTTGTATGCACCTTTACTCCCTGCATTGGAATAACTTTCAGGTGCCAGTCTGATTCTTTCTCGTAAACTTTCTTTGTCTTCTTCATCGGCACCTCCGTAAGTAATCTGTGTATTATAGACTGTACTTATATAGTCAACAGGAGTTAACAGATTTGTAACCGAATTAATGGCATAATTATTTGCACCGGCTCCTGTCGTTGTGCAAGTGCCATTAACATCAACCGATAAATTCCCTGCTTTTAGATTTATATCTTCGTCTGTTTTGAAGATATATTCGCCGTCTGTTGTTTCAATCTCGCATCCAGCCTTAATGAAAATGTCAAAGTCCAAAATATCATCGATTTCAAATCTGAATATTGTTTTTGCGGGTTTTCCGTCTAATTTTTTTACTCCGACAAGTTCACCTAAATGTTCCAAAACGTCAATGGATGCATAATTTAAAAGATTAGTTTTTGCTACTTCTTGGATTTTTATTCTTAGCAAATTTTCTCTATAAGCTCCGACATCTATTAAAATACGCTCCAATTGAGCAGGCTGAAGTGTTTTGCCTGTTTTCTCCTCATATAAGGCAATCCATTCCGCTGTAATTTTCTCAGCATCTCTTTCTATAAAATTTGGTTCCGGTAAATTTGTCATAGTGTAATTTCGGTATATCCATTGGCATTGGAATCTTTTAAATCCCATTCCACCTTAATTTTTATGTTTGTTTCGTTGATTTCGACAT